TTGGAGCGCCAGTGTAACCTGCATACTGCTGTTTAGCCGCATCAATGAGTGCTTGCTGTATACCTTGCTGTAGCAGACCTTGTTGAGCTTGCTGTTGCTGTATTGCTTGGCCTGTACCAAATGCTTGCTGGCCTAATGCACCCATCTGAGCCGCAGCTCCAAGGTTTTGTTGGTTAGCTTGTGCCGCCGCTGCTTGGTTAGCTAATTGAGCTGACATGCTTTGCGTTGCCCCAAACTGGCCTGCTTGATTTAATGCAGCTTGATTTGCTAACGACATTTGATTTGCCGCAGTTGACCCAAACTGTGCCGCTTGGTTTTGTGCCGCCATGTTAGCCGCCGCAGCTTGGTTAGCCGCTGCTGATCCAAATTGTGCTGCTTGGTTTTGTGCTGCCGCCGCTTGTTGAGATGCTACGTTTTGAGCGCTTGCGCCAAATTGGCCTGCTTGATTTAATGCCGCTTGGTTTGCAAGGTTTGATTGTTGTCCAAAGCCAGCAGTCGTTGTACCAGCCGCTAAGTTGGCTTGTTGATTAGCTAATGCCGCTTGCTGTGCTGTGCCTATATCTTGCAGTGCCATTTGTTGTGCTTGCGTATATCCAGCTTGGCGTAAACCTGATGCTGTTTTAGCCGCTTGTTCTGCAAATGCTCGATTAGTTTCTGCTTCAGCAATGCCTTGACGTGATCCGCCATATGCGTTTGATGCTGTTGCTTGCGCGCCTAATTGATTTTGCGCCAGCTTACGTGATCTTTCAATATCACCTAATGCTTGATCTACAACTTGGCTCTCAAATGGGTTTGTGTAAGCACCAAGATTAGTGCCTGCAAGTTGCCCAGCTTGCACATTTTGGGCTGATACTGTTGGAGATGTTCCAATTGTAGAAGCGCCATATCCAGTAGCAGTTGGCCCTGTTGATGCATAACCTTGGCTTGTCATTGCGCTTGGTCTGTATCCAGAAGCTTGTGCTGTTTGAGCTTGATAACTTACTGGCTGCACAGCTTGAGGCCTATAACCCATTGCTTGCTGTGTACCTAACATTGCTTGCTGTAGGCCGCCAGCCGCCGCTTGGTTAACATTAAAGTTACCTTGTGGGGCTAATGATGATGTAAATGGCTGTGGTTGCGGCCTGCCTCTTGGGTCAGAATACATTTGCCCAGTGCCACCCATATCTTGAGGTATGCGTGCGCCGCCTTCTGAAATAAAATCAACTCCAGGCATTTTAGGGAAAGCGCCTGTGTTGGGTGCAGGCATACCGTCTTTTCCAAATTTTGCTTGAAATTGTGGTTCAGTGCCGCCCCTTCTCATTAAAGGAGCTTGCCCGCCCATTGGTCTTATTTGTCCACCACCAGCCATGTTACGCTTCCTTCTTATTATTTTTTGGTAGCAATACTGCGCCTACTGCATATGAAAATGCTTCACCAACTGTAGCTATTACTTTACCAACTTTATTAGACTTATGTTTTTCTGGACTCATTGTATGAGCCATTTCTTCTGCCCATGCTTTAACAATAGGCCACATAACTTTACGTGCAACTTTACCACCAACTGTATCTTTCTTAACAAAATCTGCTAGAGGTGAAGCCCATGCATGGTATCCGTTCATTAGTTTTCTATTGTTTCTGTGCAACCAGACGCCGTATCTTTGGTCTAACCGCCATATCTCGCGTGGCAAATAACCTAGCTCGTAATATGCACAACATAGGATTTTTGATGAGCCTCCACCTCCACCGCCGCCGCCACCTCCGCCGCCGCTGCTTACATTTGGGCCAGGCGCTCTAACAGCATTTCCTTTACTATCTTTAACGGCATTTCCGCTTGAGTCTCTAACAACTCCGCCAGTATATGTTGGCGTAGGGTTTGAGTTATCTCGTCTACGTGCAGCCTCTTGGGCGGCTAATGCTTTTTCATTTCTTATTGCTAACTCTTGGGCTTCTCTTTGAGCTACAATTTGAGCGTCATCTGCCGCTTTCTTTGCCGCTGCAAATCTATCACTTTCAGCACTCGCTAAATCATATTGGTCAGGCAATACGGCGGGTACTGGTGTAGCATTAAAATCGTAATCAATAGCGCTTGGATCAAACCCGCCAGCCGCAGCACTTTCAGCAAAATTCTTACTCTGCGTATCGACTGCGCCTTCAAAGTTAATGCCTGAATAAATATTATCAGCAATACCGCCACCAAAACCTAATAATCCTACTTCTGGTAAGCCTGTTAAATTACCACTTAAACCACCAGTAACAAGCGAACCGCCGTATGAACCGCCAGTGCTGTCATAGCCTAATCTTGTTGGGTTTCCATCTGCATCTGGGAATCTGTTATAATACGCCATTCCGCCTGACGGGTTTTGGAAAGATGGCTCTTGGTTCTGCAACATCTTCAAGTTGTCATAAAAGCCCATTTGGTTCGAGCCTACAGCACCCATTGCTATGTCTTCTTGAGCCAATCTAGCCGCAGCACCTTCTGGGCTTTCGATGTATCTTCTTTGGGCTTCATTTAAAACTTGTGTCTTAGGATCATAGCCACTACCTGGTGCTATTGTTTCTGCGTATTTAGCCATTTCAGCTTGCGTAAGAGAAGAGCCACTAACCTGCTGACCCATTTGATCTAACAATCTTTGATAGTTATCATCGCTTCTTTGCTCACGGCGCAATGCTTCCATTCTTGCGGCTTCTGCGGCTTGGCGTTGCGATTCAGCATTTGTCATATAATCGTTGTAATCTATTGGCATAGGTGCGTTTGAACCATAACTGCCAGAATAGGGGTTAATAAAAAAGCTATCCATGTAAGATTTTTGTGCTGGCCTTTGTCTAGCAAGCTCATCTAATGATTGTTGGTATATTGGAGCTGAAGAATAACCAGATAATCCATTGGCATATTGTGTAGGCGCGCCCATACCACCCATTATATCTTGCTGGCTTGTTGGTGCGCTCATGCCAAATGCGCCTGCAACATCAGCCGTATTTTGGAATGATGCTTGTTGCATTGGAGTAAATGCAGCCACGTCTGGGCCATAGTATGGTACATAACCAAGCTGTGAAATACGTTCAGCTTTATTTAAGTTACGCTGCGCCGCTTTTTCAATGTATTCTGGGATTTCAACGCTAGATGTTGTTGATCCGCCTTTTCCGCCTGACATTACTCAAACTCCTTAATATACGACGAGTGTAACTGATCCCAGCCATGCTTCGCCAATGGTTTTTTCCAGCCTACACGCCCCGTCATGGTTAGTGCTGTGCATCCTTGTGCTTTAGCCCACTGTATCACATCTTGGTGCATATCCAAAATCTGATCTAGTTCACCTCCGCCAAGGAACACGTTTAACATTCGTTTACGTGGATATACCACAATTTCTGTTACTATGCACCCCTTTGGCGTAGGCCACAACTGCATAGTACCCTTATATATTCCTTCTGCCACATCAATAAAATCATGCGTGCCGCCTGAATACTCCAAAGCCGCTTCAATCCAAGGTCTACATCTTTGCAATTCTTTATCCATGCGTCCTCGTAATTGCTAGTGTTGAAGATGGTATTGCTGGAACTGGAGATGATGCTGCTGTGTAATTTAAAAATCCGTCAGTGTTATCCATCATATAATTTACTTCTAAATAATCACCCGCCGCCACAGTAAATATTTGTGTACGTGATGTAACAACTGTAGCATTATTTTGATGTAATGCAGTTGTCATAGCACCATTCACGTTGCTTCCATTAATAGTAGGCCAAAAGTAAAAGTGTACTGTGCTTGCGCTTGTTGATGATATTTGCGCGGAAAATGATAATACATATTCCCCAGCCTCTTCGAATACAATTCTGCTTGCTGGCGTACCTTGTGTAATCTTTGAATTGCCAGATGGTGCATCATAGGTCAGCTTGTATGCCGTATTTGCTAGAGCTGGTGTAACATCTGATGTTTTAGTGAAGTTAGCGTGTCCGCCTTCTACTACAATTTGACGCCACTCCCCGCCTTTGCTTACAACTGGATATTCATATGACCTATCCCACATAAGCGTGCCATCGTCTGCTGCGCTTTCACCACCAGTTCGTTGAACAAGAGGTGATCTTGTTTGGGACATAAATTGCATGAGGCGTCTGCCCCATGTTTTCCAATCATCTCCATATGGTTCTGGTGGCCTTTGCTGTTGCGTCATCTTCTACCGCCTGCAACAACATCAATTCTATTAACGCCAACACGCCAATCGCCTAGCTCAACTGCGCTTACTCGCATTCTCAATTGTCTGCCAGTAAATCTCAATGATGTAGGTGTAGACATAGAATATGGCCCATAATCACGCTCATCTCCATTTGGATAGAAGCGTGTTTTAAATGTCACATTCACGTCACCCTGCGTTCTTTCATCTGGTAGCATTTCCGTTACAGAAGCTACTGTATCGCCAGAGCCAAGCATAATAGGGCCAGTTTCAGCAAATGGTGTTAGTGTTCCGTAATCAAAACCAATCTCATGCTCGTAAATCTTATAGTCATCTGCATCTGCCCATATTGGCTTTCTAAATGCGCCAGCGTCAACTCCAGCAGTTCTTGCTAGTGAACCTATATACCATGTGTTTTCAATATAGTTAAACACAACATATCTATCATTTTCTGTAGATGCAGCAGATGGGTAAAACCAAAATATCTCTCCGAAGTTACTGTTGGTCACAGCAAATGCTTTACTTATTTGCGCTCGGTTCATATCGCTAAACACGTAATCCGCAACTTCACTTTGCACCTCTTGCACAGCTCCACCTGTATAACTGTAGAATGCGTGTGCGCCCATCCAAAATGCACCAGCATCAACTGCGGCTATTGCTTGGTTTGCCGCTAAACCACATGATGAGCCAACGCGCTCAATGCCGTAAACATATGGTGGGCCTACATAATTTGCTACGTGTGCGTCTGTGCTGGTTAAGATAAGCGTTTGACCGCGTACTTTAATACCCGCCATGATTTGACCGCTTGTGTTTAACTCTAAATCACCAGCTTCATTTGTAGCTGCGGGCGTCCATGTTGTATTGTCTTCACGATCAGACCATTGCACTTTGCGCGGGTTTCCACCCGCTCCAAGAGCAAATAAGAAACGCTCTTCTGTGACGACTAATGATCTATTACTTGTTGGAGCGTTGGCTATAACTGCGGCTGGTGTACCTGTAGCCAATGCCCACTCGTATATTTTGCCATCATCTTCTGTGCATCCTACAAGGTTTTCGCCCCACGTATCTAATGCCCAAGATGTTGCTGGCTGTATTCTAACTGTATCTGGACGCTCAATACCATAAGCATAACTTCCGTAAAAGCTTCCCCCGTATCCAGTAAATGCTAATGCATCTTGCCTGCCCGCAGTAAATGATGTTGGAGTTATGTCGTGTCTTACGCCTGTTGCTGTCCAAGTGTATAATTTATTATATGTGCCACCAGTAATCCAACGATCATTGTCATTGTCTATCCAAGATAACATTCCACGTATTGGAGCTGCGGATGCATTGTCTGAACGAACACGCCAGCCACCCATAGGGCGCATGGTGTTATCTATCCAGCGAATTAAATTTGCATCACGCCAACGACCATTAGATTGCAGGTCAGTTCCGTTTCGGTAAACTCCAGAAGGAATATCTAGTGGAATAAGTGGCATATAGACCTCATGGCGTTAAACTTATGGGACTATAACACATTTTGTAGTAAAATAACAACAGGGGCAATGCATGTCGCCCCTGTTGTGTATATTTATTATTCTGCAGCTTCTTCAGCTTCAACTATTGCCTCATCTAAAGATACGGATAAACGCTGGATAAATGCTTCACGACCAATGTTTAGCTGATCAAGATTAAATCTGGCGTTATCTAATTTACGCCCCAGATCATTTATGTGGTTAAGCATTATCTTTTGCTCATCAGTGAAGTCATCAACATTGTATTCTATGTCGTTGACTGTAATGAGGTTCTTTTCGTTTTTACTCATTTTAGTCTCCTATGGTTAAGTTAATTTAAGAA